AACTTCAGCTCCATGTGATCGGTTTCCAAACACATGGCAGCCCACGATTCCCAAAATGGGCATTGAGTCAAATAAAATGCCCCCCCCCCCTCCACCAGCGGTAGAGTCACCGGTGCATGGAGGGGCAATTCGTCCCTGCACCTCCCTCCCGAATGCTGCAATGCTTTGGGATTTCCAAGAAGATGGACGGTACATCGGCTGGATGAATGGCTTTTTGGTAAAAGGCCCACCAGGTGTGCAAGGATCGTTGTATTTCGTCACAGCCAGGCATCTCACCGAGACTGGCGATGGTGACCCAGCAAACTACTTCAGGACACCTCGGACCGTCCCTATGGTCCGTTTTCCAGCAACAACCCAGTTTGAAACCGTGGCAGTTGTGTATGAAGCCTCCATGGATCGTCTCGTTTTGAACATCAGCTGGGTTCCAAAGAATTTCACGCAACCGAGGTTCACCAACCCCAAAGTCGGCGGGTCTGTTACCCTTTTCGCCTTTGATGGAGCATGTTGGAACTTTTCCCAGGGGGAAGTAGCAGCTGTTGCGAATGATGGATTGACCTTCAATTACACAGCAAGTACAAAAGGTGGGTTTTGCCGAACTCCCATCCTTACCCGCAGTGGAGCTATTTGCGGTGGACATTTTGGCGGTGACGTCACGATCAATTGTGTGACCAAACCAGCCGCCTGGATCGAGACAGGCACGATCCGGAAAGGAATCCAAGAATTTACCCCCGTGAGTATTAACCGGGGAGACAGCCTGCCGGTTGGAGCTGTGCAAGCCCCACCAGCAAACCTGCGGAGTTATCGACGTAGGGAGCCGCAGAAGATATATCCGTTGCGTACGGACATGACTTTCAGACACGTGAGACATCGTCATATTATGATGCGTCCCTCAACAGACATGCTGAAAGATGAAGTATCGCGTTTTACAGAACCGCTACCATCAGGGCCCACAGGAGCCCCAAGGGTGATTGATCAGACTAGATTGGCTGCAGCCTTTCGCATTGTCTGCCGTATTGAGTCCGATAAGCAAGGAGGGTGCAGTGTTCCATGGAGCGAACCCACCCTAGACGAAGCTCTTGAGCGGATGGCATGTCTCCTGCAGGGGACACACACCGCTGGAGCAAACAGTCATGAAATGTCTCAAGCAGAGTATATTGCCTCCTTGTGTGAGGACGACACGAAGCGAGGTGAGGCCAGAGAGCATGCTGGCCTTGTTGTGCTTGCCAGGAAAGTGCTGCAATACATCCAGGATACGACCGCAGGAAAGCAGTCAGACGTCACTAGAGAATTTGACGAGATATGTGGTGTATGGTTGGTCATGGGAAAGAAAGACGGTTACAAACCGAAGAAGCTGACTGTAGGGCGCAGTGTGCAGGCACCATGTGTCCTGCTTAAGGCCCTGTGGTTGGTCATGTTCAGGCCGTCAGATGACGCATGGTCGTCACGAGATTTTATGTTCCGGGAAGGATACGATTTCAATCGAGCTGTACCACGACATCTCAGGCGTCGGTACGAGCAGATCCTAAAGTCATTGTCATTGGATGCCACGGCATGGGATCGCTTTTTCCCTCGCGAGTTCCTGGAATTGTTCCACAATTACATGGCCTTTTGTAACCCAGGAGTTCCTCACGCCGTAGTGCGTATGCTGTTTCAATGGACCACCTTTGCAGAGTTGCTTTTTACGGATGGCAGCTCGTTGTACAAGGGAAGAGGAAATCCTAGCGGACATCCGAACACACTACGCCTCAATTGCTTCGGCAACTTCTTGGCATGGGTGTACGTTCTCCTTGAAGACATGACAGAGGAAGAGGTTTATAACCTCATCGTGAATGAAGATTTGTTCTTCGAGTTTTGTGGGGATGACTCCAGAGTGTCAGCCCTCACTCCTTTGGGAAGCCGGGTGTTGGATGCCCAAAAGTGTCTCTACGTGTTCTCGCGTGACTTACCATGGGAAATGAAAGTGGAAGGGTACTGGGTGAGAGATGCCACAATTCCCCTGCACCTGGACATACTCAACATGCCCCCCTTCATCTCACGAACAACACTGATTGTTGATGGAATCATGTGGACCCCCTATCTTGATCCGTCCCGCGTGTTGCGCAAATTGCTGCATGAGATGGGCAGAAGTGAGGAAAACGAGGATGAACTGGTTACAAACATGAATGACATCCTCGGTTTGTTGGATTTCTGGGATGCATCAGGAAAGATCCGATGTCCGGCGGTTGCGGAAGTTCGAGAAAAGCTCCCTGGTTGGCGTTTTGGGGTGTCTAGGTCAGTGGCGTCTCGCCACTACCTGTTGTACTATACCTCCTAATGGCCCTGGATGGGCGCTCCGAAGCTGGAAAAATAGGGTTGTGACCCCCGGGGCATTACATTAAGCTTGTTTCACCACACCTGTACGGTGTCATCCTATGCCACCATGCTCGGTGGTAGGGTCTTAAGATAGGTGGTTTTCCACCTTTGTAAACCACACCCGTACGGTGTTATTTTAGCGGGAAACCCCCGCTTCTAGTCGCGCACTTCAAATAGAGTCGGAATCTCCGCGACGCAGGTGTCACTGATTTCTAGTGATGTCGAGCAAGAAACAATTAGTTTACAATAATTTTTCACACAATGCCCGCAAAGAAACAACAAAAAGCTAAAGCTAGCCCCCAAGCACAAACCCCACAAGCCCCCAGGCCCCGGAACCGGAGGAAGGGAGCCACTGTGATGAAGGGAGTTGCAAAGAGGGTAAAAGCAAATTTTTCTGACCAGGTTTTAGCGATGGCTATTGCTCTGCCGAGTGAGGCCACCGTTCTGCGTATGCCCACAGTTGATGCCCCCCGAACATCAGCGGCCAAACTTAGGGATCAGTATACCCTCAACGTTGTTGATGGAGCCCCACCCAGTTTTGACAATGGGGATATGTGTATTGCTCTTTATGGACAGCCCGGTCGCGTAGGGATGATATGGAACAGGCTGTACTCAGGTCATTATAGATGCAGGTTTCCGGTTATTTCCTTTAACACATCTGGCGCAGATGATCAGTTTTGGTATTGGCTTTCTGGTACAGTCGTAGCCGACTATGGCGTTGTTGGTTTGTCTGACATGTGGCCCATTTGTGGAGCCACTCTGACCTTGGGATCTCCGACGCACGGAAACCAGCTTCCCATTGGAAAATCTAATGGTGTCGGATATGTCTTCATGAATAAGAACGATTACCTCATAACAAATGAAAGTATTGGTTCCTCGACACTTGAAGGCACAGTTTTCTTCACAGTACATAAGTGGTCCGGTGTTAATGGGCCCACCATAGCCGCAAAATCGATTGACCTTCCATTGGTAGAAGGAAAATTGCTTACCAATAGCACTGTATATATTGCTCCAGTTGCAGGTTACTATAGTTTGGAGGTTGAGAGTATGAATATCACAGCAGGCAGCAATACAAGTAGCATAGGTACTAGTTTTTCGGTGTACACAGGGGCTACCACAGGGTGGCAACAACATCATTTAGGAGACATTGATGTAACAAATAGTGGCGATGTATCACTTGCAGAAGAGTCCAGGTCTGTGGCGACGTCCATTTTAATTACTAACACCAGTTCTGTTTTATCACGTCAGGGGACCGTTCTGGCAGCCCGCCTCAGGGGGGTTGATGCGATGGATGTCACACCCACGGTACTTTCCAAAAGTGCTGAAAAGTACACTGGGGAAGCCGCTAAAGGTGTCTACACGTTTATGGAGTTTAGTACAGTAAGGGAACAGTTTGCTTCTCATGTACAGGGTGATAAGTATCTCAGTTACAATTTGGATATTGACGATTACTATCATTTTATTCACATCACTTGCCCAGGATGGATTTCGTCACCTAACACATACACTATTTCGTATGATACAATCTTAGAGTTTAAAACAGATTCTTCACGTTACAGCAAGGCAGTATCACAGTTAGATTACAATGCTCTCATTGCTGCTCGTCGCATGATAAACGCTAACCCCAACTGGTTCTACGAAAACCCCCAGCACATGGCTGCTCTATACAATTGGATTACCAACAAGGTAGGTGCCGTTGCTAGGGGTGCTCGTCGTTACGCTGGTCCTGTCTCTGGCGGTTTGGCCGTTATGGATCCCGCCAGGGCCCCTTTGTATCATATGTTAGGTAAAATGTTGCAATTAGATTAGTCAATCCTCCTTTCCCCTGTTAACCCGAAAAAGGCGTGCTATTTTACCCCTCCTATGTGTTGAATACTACTACCCCATTTCTTGCTTGACAACTCTAGGTTTTAGTGGTGGTCCCACGGAGTTTGGAACTCCCTCAAACGACATAGTTTATATCTTTAAAACACCTGGC